CCGCTTATTCTGATTTACGATTAAAAGAAAACGTCCGTGAAATTGACAATGTTGTTGAGCGTCGTGACACCTTAGCAGCAGGCGCAATTAAGTATGAACGAGATGGGCGCACACGAATTGGTTATGGCGCACAAATACTTCGTGATGGGGCATGCCCTGAGTTTGTACATGAAGCAGACGATGCGTATAAAATTGCTACCGGCACCGGCACTTTGTCGGTAGACTATGGTGAAACTGCCGCAGTATTAGCTGTAACATCAAAAATGACAGACGACAAAGTTGCGCTTTTGGAAGAAAGAATTAAAAAACTAGAAGCAATTATTGAAAGCCTAATAAAATGAATTTAGAAATAATTTCGCATGATGAAGCTAGCGCAAAAGCCCACTTAAAGTTTACGCATCAAGGTGTTACACACGAAGATACCTATGATTTATCTTTAGTAGTACCCGGAACAATACGTATTTTTGCAGAATTAAACGTGGAATTTACTAAAGAGCACCAGTTAAAAGTAATAGAAAAACTTAAAAACACGATTCAAAACCATATTGAATCTGGTGCATTACTTAATAGACCGGAATAATAAATGTCCAAAACGACCACAACCACATTAACTTACGTAAATTTTGCTAACGCAACATTGGCGCCATTACAACAACCCGATACTATTTTTGTTACCTGGACCTCTGTAACTACGGATAGTGATCCATCTGTTGCGCCAATTACATCTACAAACACATACTCATTAACGGCATCGAGTAATATTTCTCAGGAATGCGCATTGGTACAGGCTTTTTGGAACGCCGTATTTGTATCTCCATTACCTCCCGCTCCAATAGTTTCAACTGTAGCATAATTTAGGCCGCTAAATAGCTTTTTTGCGTATTAGTAGTTGTAGGACAACCCAATTTAAGGCAGTTTTTATCCTATTTTTTGCATTAGTATAAGTAATGATATAATCTAAGTTCGTACGAACTTTATAGGAAAAAATGAAAAAATATAGCGTAGTAATACCCACGTACAATCACTGTGAGAAGTACTTAAAGCCGTGTGTGGACTCGATTATTAAGCACACTAACATGGATGACGTAGAGCTGATTATATCAGCCAACGGGTGTACAGACAACACCAATTACTACATGACGTATTTGCATAGTGTTGGAATGAACTTTAAAGAAGTTTGGAATGACAAGCCTTTGGGGTTTGCCAAAGCGGTAAACGAAGGTATCAAGCAAGCTACAGGAGACAAAATTGTACTCCTCAATAATGATACAGTTATCCTAGCAGATGGTTGGTTGGAAAAATTGGATGCTGGTAGTGATATATCTGCAGTATGGACCCAGTGGTCTGACATCACTCAGCAACGTTTTGCTGTATTTTTCTGTGTAATGATTTATCGTAATGTGTTTGAAAGCATTGGCTACTTAAACGAAGATTACGAAATAGGTGGTTGTGAGGACATAGAGTTTTGTGCAAGAGCACGTTTTATGGGGCACACAATCCACGCTAACTGGGATGACGGTACGTTCCCAATTTACCACAAAGCAGAAGGAACAGTACATGATCCTGAGCTTGTGTCAGATTGGAGCAATGTTTTCTTGCTAAACGAGCTCAAGTTAGCTGAGAAATACAATAAAGAATGGTACAAGTGGCGCCTGTCAAACAACTACGAGAGGGCTGTGTTTCTAAAAGGCGATCCGGTGTTTCCAAGAGAAACGCAAAGATATGAATGGGCACAGAAAAATATTACAGGCAATAGTGTATTTGAAATTGGTTGCTCGACCGGCTATGGTAGGCAGTTTTTTAATAACTACATTAACTACCTTGGGTTAGACTATGACCCAATTATTGTTGAGGTTGCCAAAGAGCAAAACTGGGACGGACCTAACAACCTATTTGTTAGCGGAGACATTAATCAGTTTATTTTAGGTGACTACGACACCATCATCGCCTTTGAAGTAATTGAGCACCTTGATAACGGCTTAGAGATTGTAGAAAAACTAAAACAGCATTGCAAACGGCTATTGATTACAGTACCGCACAACGAGCCTAAGGGTTTTTGGGGCGAGCATCACAAGCTGCATGGTTTGACCGAAAAAGACTTCCCCGGCTTTAAGTTTGCGTACATCAACCATGCAGGCAATATATCAGATGTAATGGAGCCAGTGTCAGAGTCCAACATCAGCAATCTAGTGATTTGCAGGTGGGACAATGAGTAAAGTACTGTGCTCCGTAGCAACACGGGGGCGGTACTTCACAACACTGCCCCTAGTACTAAACGCCATTATCAATCAGACAAGGCCAGTGGATAAGCTGGTCATCTTTGATGATAACGACGAGCCGCAAGACATGCGCAGTGAGATGATTTACCAGTACTTTTTCCAGATGTTAGACATCAAGGGTATTGCATGGGAGTGGTTGTATGCTGATAAAAAAGGTCAGCACCACATTCATCAACGTGCCAATACGATGGGCTACGAGTGGGTGTGGCGCTGTGATGATGATGCCATACCAGAGCCTAACGTATTAGAAGAGCTTTATCGGTTTATAGGACCCAGTACAGGCGCTGTCGGTGGACAAGTATTAACCCCACCGTACATGCCAGACACAAATGAAGTGACTGGCAAGATTGATAACATTGACTCAGAGCCAAATGTGCAATGGGGCAAGTTTAATATTGGGAGACAAGTTGAGCATCTACACTGTACTTTCTTATATCGTGCTGGGGTGTGTGATTATAATTTGGGTCTGTCACGGGTAGCGCACAGAGAAGAGACACTGTTTACCTATGGCCTGCACCAAAAAGGCTATATTAACTGGGCAATACCCGGCGCAATAACTTGGCACATGAAGAACCCCGAAGGTGGGATTCGCAGCGAGACAAAGAAGGAAATGTATGAACATGATGAACAGATTTTTAGAAATATTCTTAGATGCCGTGATAAAACCATTGTGGTTCTCAATTGCGGTCTTGGTGACCATATTGTATTCAGTCATGTACTTCCTTCAATACCTAATGCTGAAGTGTTTACTTGCTACCCTGAAGTGGTTCCCGGGAAGTCGATAGCCCAAGCACACCAAATATTTGGCGATATTGATCCTTGGAATATATACAAAAAGATGGACCAGTGGAAATGGAAAGATAGTTTAGAAAACGCATACAGGAAAATGTACCTATGATTATCATAGCACCGTATGCACAAAAGCTCAGAACGGGTAATTTAAACCCAAAAAACTATCCGTACTGGAAAGAGCTTATTGAGCAAATAAAAGAGCCAATTATTCAAGTAGGTGTAGAAGGCGAAACACAGTTGGTACCAGATTTTAGAAAAAATCTACCAATACTAGAATTACGCACACTGCTAAAAGAGTGCCGGATTTGGATTAGCATTGACAGTTTCATCCAGCACCTAGGGTGGGACGAAGGCAAAAAAGGAATTGTGTTATGGGGTCCATCTGATCCGTTGATCTTTGGACATCCAGAAAATATTAACCTACTAAAAGACCGGTCTTGTTTAGTAGAAAATCAGTTTATTTGGTGGGAAGCCACCGAGCATAAAAACGACCGGTTTGTAAAACCAAAAGAAGTTTTAAAATATTTAGAGGAATAAACTATGGCCCAATCCGGCTATACACCGCTTAGTCTTTACTACAGCTCAACGTCAGGAGTAGCCCCTACATCGGGTAACCTTGTCAGTGGCGAGTTGGCTATCAACATCACTGACGGCAAGTTGTATTTTAAAAACACCAGTGGTGCTGTGACTTTACTTGCCTCTGCAGCAGGTGCTGTGGCCGCAACCAATCTTTCTGGTGGAACATCAGGTCAAATTCCATACCAAAATGGTGTAAGTTCTACTACTTTTATGGCGGCGCCCGGAACCTCTGGCACGTACCTAGGATACAACGGCAGCGGCTTTTACTGGTCATCTAGTACCGGAGCGTCCGGCACAAGTGGCTTTAGTGGCTACAGCGGATACAGTGGCGGGACAGGAACTAACGGAACGTCTGGTTACAGCGGCCTTTCTGGCTACTCAGGCTATAGTGGCTCTGGCGTGTCTGGTTACAGCGGCTCTGGCATCTCAGGTTGCAGCGGCTTTTCTGGATACAGCGGTATTAATGGTTCTAGTGGTTCTTTAGGCATCTCGGGATACAGCGGCTTTTCTGGCTACAGCGGATCTGGAGCTTCTGGTTACAGTGGTATTAGTGGCTACTCTGGTCAAAACGGATCAGCGGGTGCGTCGGGTTTTAGTGGATACTCTGGTTCAACGTCTTACACCGCAACCAACTTATCCGGTGGTTATGTGAGTGCAACAAGCATTACATATTCCACTACTCTTACTGGCGGTACTGGTATTGTTAACTTGGGTTCTGGCCAGTTTTACAAAGATGCTAGTGGTAACGTATCTATTGGATCAACTGCTACACCAGCGACACTGTACGTCAAAGGCGGTAACTCAAATAACCTTTCCGTTGATAATGGTGGGCAGCAGTTTACTACACTATCATTATACAACAATGGCACTGAAAAAGCCCAGATGTACTGGGACCAAACAAATACGTTGCTTGTATTCGGCACTGACGCAGGTGCCCCAGTAGTATTTAAAGCTGCTACTGTTGAACGTATGCGAATCTCTACCGCTGGTGGTGTGTCTATAGGAACAAGTACAGACGCCGGCGTAGGCAATTTGCTGGTTAACGGTTCTGTTACCGCAGCAAGCCACAGCACCACCAACTTCACAATTACAGAGTCTGGTGGTAAACTATATTTCTATAATGGGGCAACAGCAATTGCTTCTTTAGATTCTTCTGGTAATTTTACAACCCTTGCTAACGTAACTGCATACGGAACACCATAATGGCAACATATTTACCTGGCTCTGGAGCAATTTCATTAAATAATATTAACACTGTATTTGGTCGTGGAAATAACTTAAACTCATACCGAGGCACAACATACTACACTTCTACTGCCGGACCATTTACTTTTTCTAGCGGCGCCATAGACATGAACAGTTTTCATGGGACTGGACCAATAGCCAATCGTGTTGCTATTAGCTATACATTTAGCTCCAATACCGCAGACGCATCTTTAAATGTAACTTCTATTGGTGGATATGTTGCAGGCACTACCGATATTACTGTTACAGTTAATAGCGGTATTTATTTATGGGCAAGTTCTACAGGAAACGCCGGTTTAACGCTTACTGGTGGAACTTCTGGCGACACACTTACCATTGTCAATAATGGTTACATTATGGGTTGCGGTGGTGTTGGTACTGGATTTACTACTGCAAATGTAAATATTTATCCGGGAATTGGTGGAACGGCACTTTCATTAGGATTTAATGCAACCATAAACAATACAAATGGATCTGCTTACATTGGCGGTGGTGGCGGTGGCGGCGGCGGAACAGACGGAAGTAGTGGGGCTGAATCTGGTGGTGGGGGTGCTGGCGGAGGTGTTGGCGGAGTATA